TCAACCACGGCGAGAGACCCAGCGAGGGAGCCATTCATCAGCTTCAAGCCAGCTGCCAGTTCCAGCAGGGACACGCCCAAGGTCACAAGGCCCTTGGCCACACTCTCCCAGCTCATGCCGCCCATCTTGTTCAGAGAATCAGCGACGAGTTCCAGCGCTGCACCCACCGCAATCAAGCCTGTTCCAAGCGCAACCATGTTTTTGGGCATCAGCTTTGTGGCAAGAGCAACCTCTGCAAGCGCCCCGCCCATCGCCAGAAGGCCTTTTCCGATTTCTGCCAGAGACATGCTTCCGAAGTCCGCCATTGCAGAGGCAAATATTTTCATAGCCGCGCCAATCTCAATCATGGCAAGGCCGGTGGACATGAGCCCCTTGGCACTCCCCGTTAGCTTTGTAAATGCGGTGATCTCCAGGAGCAGAGTCCCGACGGAGCTGAGCCCTTTGACCAATTCGCCTACGTTCATCTGCCCGAAGTCCTTGCAGGCTGAGGCAAATACCTTCATCGCACTGGCCAGGACTAAAATGCCGGCGGCCGTCGTCAATGACTTCCCGCTGAACTGCGCTGTATTCATGAAGAGGGACACTTCCGCCAGCAAGACGCCGACACCCACCAGGCCCTTTGTCAGCCCTGCCAGGTCCAGCTGAGCCAAATCAGTACAGACGCCAGCGAGAACTTTGATGGCTCCGGCAAATATCAGCATCTGGGCCGAGCCTTTGATAATCGTGCTGGAACCGCTTCCCATCACTTTGGAGGCGGCCACCATAGCCGTCATTAGGCCGGCGATACCCACAAGACCAACAGTAAGCTGCCCAGCATCCAGATCAGAAATCTTCTTCAATGCAGATGCCAAAATCAACACGGAAGAAGAAATAGCGAGCATAGCCGTGGTGCTCTTCAGCACACCCGTTACCTCGCCGCTGATTCGGCTAAAAATCGCCATGGATGCCATAAGCTCCGCGAACAATACCGTGATAGCGCCAAGAGAGGCGGTCAGCTTATCACTGTCAATCAGAGAGATCGCCACGATGGATGCTGCGAGAATTGCAATGGCACTGGCAATCTTCAGAAGGGTTCCGGCCTTCAACTGCGTCTGATAAGCCTCAAAGCACCCGCGGACACCATCCAGAATCCCCTTGACATTGTCCAGCAGGCTCCCTACATCGTCAAAAGCAGAAGTCAGATTTTTCAGGAATCCAGTGATCCCCACCGCAATGCCACCCAGGGAAATACCGTTGAGTAGGTCGATCAGCCCGCTGAAATCCGCATCGCTGATAGCCTCGACCATAGAGCCTGCAAGATTCCCAAGCACGCTCATGATTCCACCGGCAATGGTCTTGACCCCATTGAACAACGCCTGAAGAAGTTGCAGGAATTTAT